CCTCCGTAGTCGCTGAGAAGTCCAGCGTCATAATCAGAAGGAGAACAAGACGCGCCATCCAACGGCGTGGGCGTCTCTGGTTGTTTCGATTGTCCAGCGCCGCCGTGGATGCGCTCTACGTTCGGCGACCAGTTCCACGGCACGGTCAGGTTGCCCATGTTATCGCACGGGAGGGTTGCATCTTCTCGATTGGCACATGGGAAGCACCAACTCCCGCAGCGTGGGCAGTCCTCACCGCTCGGAGAAAAGCGGTCACGAGAAGGCCACTCCCACACATGATTGCAGTCGTGACATTGAAATTCACGCCACCCCCGCCGAACAAGCCCGCTGGAGACAACCGCTCGAAGTTCGTCTGTCGTGTCATTCATACCTTTTTCTTCGCCGTCGCCTGATCCGAGACGTTAGTCATACTATTCGTCCTCTTCTTCGCAATACTCTATTTCGTTGTCTTCCCACAATTGGGCGAACTCGGGTTTTTCAATCTCGTCCAGTATGGCTTGGATTAGCAGGACAAGCATTTCGGGTTCTGCGGAGCTAAACCTGATGGATGAGCAGATTTGCTCAGGGTCTTTGGGGTCGCGTGTGATCATTGCCGTCACGTTGGCAAGCGTCTCGTTGTCGAGGTTTTCAACGGCTAGGGCAACGCCAAAGTTGGTGGCAAAAGGCGAATCTTGGATGGGTACTTTTTCAGTGTTCATGGTGGTGTGAGTGCTTGATTGGTTTTTTCCGTGATGTGGTATGTGATTGTGCGGCCATCGCGGGTGCGGGTAAGCCAGCCTTGCTTTACCGCCAGTTGCAGTGTGCGGATTTGTGGGGATGTCGGCCACAGGAGCATCTCTGCCCACGTTGCGCTGCCGCCGTAGAGGTACATCCGCAACAGGACAATGGACATCCCGTGGGGTATGCTGTCATAGAGCCTCAGAAAACTCGAAATCCATTTCATGGAAGTAGTGTGAGCTTGTGCTTATCCGCCCAAAGACGGAGCGTTTTATATGTGGCATTAACTCGGCGTTCGATCAAGTCCCGCGAATATCCGGCTTTCCGCATATCGTTGGCGCGGATGATCTTACGCTTTTGCTCGTCTGTGGTTTTTGCTGTGGTGGAGTAGGTTAGCATTGTGTTGTGGTTAGAATTGTTTGGCCATGTAGACCACGTTGGACTGATTGACTTTGACTTTGCCATCTGTGGCAGAGGTGATGAACTCGCAGAGGGGGGGAACTACTGTTTCGTTGTATTGCCGCAAAAAGAAACTGGGGCTATCCGGCCAGTCCGATGATTTGCAGTTGGGATTTCTCTGTTTGAAGATCACATCGCATGGAAGGTGGAACCAAGGGCTGTCTCGCATCTCGTTGGGGTTGTGCTTCCACAAGCCCATTTTGCGTAGCTTGCCCAAATCTGCTGCAAGAGACATGATCATCGCATACGACAGAATCCAGTGGCCATCAGATTCTTCTTGAAGATGAGAGATGTCCTCAAGCAACATGGTTGATTATCCCCTATGTGAGATTTTGGTTTTGAGGGCCACATTCTTCGACCATGCGAAGGTGAGGTCATCGACCAGTTCCTGCAAAGGTTCGGCTGCGTCATCTTGACCATCCTGTCGGAGCCTGTCCACCTCGGTCACTGCCTTTGCGATGGCCGTCTCAAGTTTGCCCAAGAGTTGCATATAGGCGTGCTGGACTTGTTCATCCAGGGTGCGTGGCAGATTTCGCTCCAGGAGATTCCTGAGATGCGGATTGGGGTTTGATGGGGGATCTGTAGGTGTCATGTGGGTGTTGTGAAAGCGCACCATACGAAAGGCTCGCCTTGTGACAAGCGCAATCGTATGGTGCCGGATGATTTACCCGACGAAGTTGGCGCGGGAGGCCACTTCCGTTGCGGCTTCCCACAGCCCCATGTTCACCTTCATATCCGCTTGGATGTTCTTGATGCCACGGGTGGCACGGAACGAGCGGTTGGTGGCCCTGTTGAAGCGACTGATGTCGCGCTGCCCACCACGGGTGAGGTTTTCCTGAATGCGGTTGAATGCGTTCCAAAGGGTGAGTCCTCGGTCTTCATCACGGTGCAAGTCCAGAAGCATCTGCGGGCCAACGGGGTGAGTGGCACGGTCAACGCCCCATCGGAGGATTGCCCCCTGCTCTGCCAAGTGCAGGGCATCATCGTTGCTGACTCCGATGGATTTCCAAGAGTCGATCACGTCGATGACCTTGGAGGTCTGGCCAAGAATGGTGTGGCCTGCATCCAGAACACGATCCATGGTGAGCTTGTGGTGGCCGAAACGGACATCCGCTACGGTTGAGGTGCTGACGACCATGCCGTTGGCACAGGCGAGGCGGAACACGCCTGCGGTCATGCGGAGTGCGGAGGTGCCGTCATGGCCGTTGATGACCACCATCTCCATCCGCTCGCTGCCGACGTTGCGGTTAGCAAGGTCGTCCATGCGGGCGAAACGCAGAAGGTGTTTCTGCAAACCCTGACGCTCCGGCTTGCGGGGCTTGGCTGCGGAGCCACGGGTGACAACCCAACCTTCGCCACTAAAGGCGTCCACGATGTCGGAGGTGGGGATGAAGCCGTATCCACTGGAGAGGTGGGCGGCTGGTGCGGTTGCGTAGACGGCGGATGGGAGTTCAAGTGTGTTCATTTTGATGTGTTTGTTTTGTGTTTTACTGAAGCTGCATCGTGCAGCGATGTGAAGAGATTAGCAGATGGGCTGATGCCGTCAATTCAATTTATGAATTATTTTTCTGCGGCTGGCTTCAACTTTGGTCTGTCGTCGTTGAGGGTTCCTTGTTGTGCTGCCGTCATCAAGATGAAGCAGTTGGCTGCGAGGTGCGCCAGATGGCTCAACCCACTATCAGGGTCAACGTCCTCGCCCCGAGCATACGCTGCCCAGTGGCGTCCGATTGCGGCGATATAGGTGTGAGAGCAGACGGTGGCACCGATGAAGTTCCACGGGCCATAGGTGGCTGCGCCGAAGCCCATCACCCTTGCCGTCTCCAGCAGGGCATCGGGCGGGAGCAGGTTCATCGGTGCTTTCAGTGAGCCTGCGTGACCTTTGGGGTCATCTGCGGTGTATGTGGGGGCATGGCTCATGCGGCACCCCCTTCCCATTCTTCGCAGCGCAGGTGGGCTTCACGCTCACGGGCGGCGTAGAGCTTCTCCACGAACTGGCGTTGGTAGCTGTCGGGGTTGTCCATGGCCATCTCCACGGTGTAGCGGTCAGGGCCGGAGAGGTGGGTGGCGGGCAACTGAAGCAAGCGTTCGCACATCCGAAGGTGGCTGCGAAGCTCTTCAAAGCTGCGTGAGGTTTCCTCATCCTCTATGCTGTCAGGGATGAGGATGATTGGCGGGAACGTGGCTTCCATGGGTGTCGGTTCGTTGCGGAGGATGTATCCTGAGTCTTTCATGGCTTTGCTTTCTTGGTTGTGGATTTGATGTGAGTTTTGTGGAGTTGAGCGCGGTATTTTGAGAGAAAAGCGGAAACGAGACGCTTGAGGATGTATGAGCGTTTCAGGCCGTTGGATTCGTGTGTGATCATGTCATATACATCTTGCATGGATGCGCGTTTGACGGATGGCTGGAGAGTGGTCCAGGAGTTGAAGTTTGGTGGTTTTTTCATGTGTTATTTCTTGTAGAACTCGATGGTTGCTCCTTCTGCTGCCAAAGGCAACCCAGATGCCCACTCAGGCATATCGGTGAGGCACTTGGTGAAATGGTCGAGACTGTGCGGGGAACCACGGGTGAGGCGAACGGCTTCATCGTGGACGAGCATGACAATCTTGTGTCCCGCTTTGATGGCGTTGGCTGTTCCCATAGTCATCACGTCTGCGGCAACTGCCTGGGTGACATTCTCCACCAGTTTGCCCCCGTACGTTGAGATTCGGCCCCAGATTTGTTTCTTCGGAATCTGCCCGTAGAACGTGATCTGGTCGTCCTCAATCGCGGGATCGGGGAAGGACAGGTGACGTTTGCTGGGCAGCTTGATCATCAAGAACCTGCGTCCTGCGGTGGCCAATGTGAACACTTCTAGTTTGCCCACGGTGTGTTTGCTGCCTGGGTTATTGATGGCGTTCTTGCAGGCACGCTCCAGATCATACCAGAGGGACACCACTTTGCGGTGCGTCTTGCGGAAGGTCTGCACGGCAAGCTCTGCCAAGTCCATCGGGACATCCTCCCCGTAGCTGGCGCAGGTGCCTTGGAACTTGGATGCTCCCATGCCGTAGCCGCAGCCCAGAACGGACTGCTTGCCCAGAAACCGCTGGGGCTTCGTCACATCCTCCGGCCTGATCTTGAAAATCCGTGCCGCCATGGTCTTGTAGCGATCCACGTTGCGGGCAAACTCGTCCAGTGCGTCCTCCTGCCCTGCCAGCCAGCAAACGATGCGGGCTTCGATTGCCGCATAGTCCACGGAGTCGAGGGGTTCGGTGCCATCGTTGATGAAGTGCCGGATGCCGGATGCCAGTGTCTCTAGAATGGGGCCATGGATCAACTCCAAGGTGTCCGCACTCAGCCCCTGACGCAGGTGGTGGAAGGCGGCTTCGGACTCATCTGTTGACCGCTTCATATTCTGCTGCTGCACCAGCGTTGATGACCAACGCCCAGTGGACGCGCCGTGATAGAACAAAGTTCCGCGCACCCGATTGTCATCCGGCCCAGCAAGCTCCAGCATCGACTTCACTTTCTTGGTTGCGGCGTAGGACATGACACGGCGCAACTCCAGTGCTTTGAGTGCGTCTGCTTCTAGCGTGCTTGTCCACGGTTCCCAGTTCTCAATCTCTTCATCCATGGTGGATGCCCGCAAGTCCTCACCTTGGTAGCCACGTTCACGCAGCCAGATGGTGACTGCTGCCGTCTGGGTGGGGTTGAGTCCTGTCAGCTTGATAAACTCGCCACGCACCCGATCAAGTTCGTTGTCAATCATCTGGCTGGCAGCTTTCAGGGCTTCGATGTCCACGGGGAACCCCTCGTCGTTGATGATGAGGTCGTAGACGAAAGCAGCATGGGAGATACCGCCCACATCGAACAGCTTGAGGGCTTTCTCAACTTCCTGTTCTGTGCGAACATCCTGAACGCAGTACTCGCAGAACTCCTTGAATGCGGCTGGATCGTCCTGCGGGAATCTGCGCCACACGGTTCCATGTGTCTTGTCGGGCTTCTGCGGGATGCAGAACTTGCGGATGAGGGTTGAGCCACGGGCATCCTTCTTCTGGCCCAGTTGCAGATACGCTCCGCACTTGGCGAGGGATTGAGGGATGCAGGCACGGCGGGCCATGGCTTGAGTGCAACGCATCTGCTTCGGGTTGAGCGGGCGGAACTTGTGCTGCTTGACCATGACCTCGTTCCAGATGCCGTACTCAAAGGAGGCGTTGTGAGCGTAGACGAGGTTGGCTTCATCCGACATCATCTCAACGAGCATCTCTTGGGCTTCCATCTGCTCCATAGGGTCGATGAAACTGAGTTGATGCTGGTAGGCCGGAGGCACCCAGAGCAACGGCTTTTCGTGACCACGGGAGACGGCGAGGCAGAGAACCTCGCAACTGGGGTCACGGGCATAGCGATATACGCCCACGGAGTTGAGGCCTGGCTCAGAGTATGTCTCGAAATCGAGATGGTAGTTCATGCGATTGTGGTGTAGGTGTCCTCGTAGTAGCTGTACTCCTCGCCACGTTTGAGCTTGGCAGTGTTTTCAGGAGTGCGTTCATGGACACGGATGCTGTCGGCGTGGATGTGGGCAAGGGGCAGGAAGTGTTTCAGCAGATCACGCGCACCAACGGCTTTGATGTCGTCAATGGTGTCTGGGTCTTTGATGTGGATTGTAATTGTCATGTGTGGTGTGGATGTGGTTATGAAAAGGGTTTCCTCTCCTCGCCCGAAGGCTAGAACTCCCGCAGGAGTTAGACAGAGTAGGGCCGACTGGGCGAGGGGAGGAGGGCAGTTTCTGTCATGCCCAGGACACGGGAGGGGTTAGGTCAAGTCCTCGTCGTCGTCGTCGAGGGTGGTGAACTCGTTCTCAGCCACCACTGGGGTGCTGCCGCCAAAGGCTTCGCCGTCCTTGCTGAACTGCACGGCCAGAACTTCAGCGTTCACACGCTTACCGAACTGGTTGTCTTGCGCCCAGAGGCGAATCGTCGCATTGCAGAACGACCCAGCATAGGGTTTGTTGTCGGCTGCGGTCAGCGGCTGGAGATCACGGTCAACCACCACGGGGCGGCGGGACGAGGAGGTGCTGACGAACATATTGGTTTCGTCATACCCGTCGAACTCCTTGCTGGAGCCTTCGTGGAGGCACACCTTGATGCCCTTGGGCAGGGTTGCGCCCCACTTGGCCTTTTTGCACTCCTCGATGGCGTTGGCGAGGGTTTGGATTTGCGCCTTGTCCGCTGACTTGTCCAAGAGGAAAGAGCAGGAGAACTTGGGTTCGCTACCGTTGACGCTTTTGGCGACGAACAGTTGGGGGAATGAGAGGCGCACGTTTTTAAGGCGCACCTTGGACGGATCGGTTGTTTGGTTACTCATAGAGGGGATGTCTGTGGTTATGTTTGGTTTGTGTTATTGCCTGCTGTCAGGCGAAATTGGATTATGGGGAAAGCGGGGGTAGAGTCAATTCAATTTTTGAAATATTATCTGCGGCAACTACTCTGATTCTTCGATGACGGTGAACTCGGTGAGCGCGTCCACGGATGGTTTCCACTCAGGGCGGGGGTCTGCGATGGAGGTCAGCTTCGGGCCTCCGGCGATGCGCTGGGTGAGCTTGTCCAAGGCTTGGGCGTGGAAGTCCTTCTTGTCGATGCCAGCCTCCTTGAGCAGCTTTTCAGCGTTGAAGGGGCTGATGATTTTCTTGTCGTAGGGTTCCACGTTGGCACTCTCCAGAATGGTAGCCGCTGCATCCTCATCCGTCCACTTGCGTGAACCTCTTCCGGCGATGAGCTTTGTCCCTGGGAGGGCGTTCCCTGACACGGCACGATTGAACGCATACTCCTCGCAGGTGGCGAGCCACTTCTTGAGGTCTGGGGCGTGACGGAGAATCTGCGCCAGCTTGTCGTCGGTGATCTCCTCCGGCGGGGTGGGTGAGAGGGGCGCGGGCTGCATCATCTGGATGATGACTGGCGCGTTGACGGCAAGAGCAGCAACACGGGTATCGCAGAAGGAGGATGCGGGACACCATTTGCAGGTGGACTCAGAAGCCACGAACTTCAGCAGGTGGGTAGTGTTGTCCTGAATCAGTTGTGCGGGGACGCCAATCTCCTTTTCGGTGAACAGCCTGAATTTGTCCCATGTGATCTCCCAAGTGGACTCAACGCCTTTCGGGGCGTTGGGGTTGTCGCTGGACTCGATGGTGAGGTCGTCGAAGTCGTCCAAGAGATCGCGGCAACGGGGCTGGAAGATGTGCAGCCGGATGAGTGTGTCGTCGCGCACCCAGCCGTCGAGGTCGTATTCCTCGATTGCGCTGCGTGCGTAGATGCTCATCTGCCTGTTGTGGTCGGCATGGACTTTGACGCCCGCACCGTACTTGAAGTCCACCACGTCGATCCTGTTGAGCGTGTGCTGGAACAACAGGTAATCCACATGACCCTCATCCTGCGGACGGTAGAACAGAGGCACGGCAAGCTCCACGAACGTCGGAATGACAAAGTTGTCCTTGTGCAGGCTGGCGCAGAAGTCGCGGTAGGCTTTGCCGTGCTTGATCATCTCCTCGTTTGCTCCCGCAGGGATGGGCTGGCCCTTCATCAGGGCATCGCACACCTCATGAGCTTTGGTGCCTTCGTCAGCGTAGCGGGAACTGCGCTCCACGATGCGGTAGGCGTTGTCCTCCAAGTAGGCGGGAGATGCTGTGCAAACCGTCCAAGTCGCCGCTTTGCTTGGGGCGAGGCTGGAATGTTTGCGTGTGCCGTGTTGGGCTGGTTGTGTTGTGGGTGTCATGTGTGTTACAATGGGGTTCTGAGGTCGTTGAGGAAGTTCTCCACCTTGTCGTCTGGCAGTTCGCGAGCGCGGTCAACGCCGTAGGTTGCGAGGATGGACTTGATGATGTCCTTCTTGCCCTCTGTGACCATGACTGAGATGACTTCAGCCACATCCTGACGGACTGCGCCGATGTCCACTGGTTCGGGCTTGGGGGCTTTGGGCGCACGGGGTTTGCGGACTGGCTTCTTCTCTGGCTCAGGGGCGGGGGTGGGGGCAGGTTCTGGGAAGGCCGAAAGCTCCGCAGCCGCAGCCGCGATCTCATTTTCAGCTTCCGGCGTGAACATGGCGGCGTTGTGGGCGTTCTCCTCTGGGTCGGAATCCTGCTCCTTCTCCGTCTGAACCACGATGCCATGCTCAGACACGGCGGTGACTTCGCCAAGGTTTGCGCTCTCCAGTGCTTCGGCCACTTTCTGTGCAAACTCTGTGGTGATCAGGTCGATACCTGTTCCTCCGAAGGTCTGTTGCGGGAATGCCTCATCGGGGGTCAGGGGTTTCGGGACGTAGTAATTGCTGTCCATCTTTTCAACCTTTGGGGACTTGAGGGATTCAAGGGTGTCGATGACTTCGATGATGTCTGTGAGGAGGGAACGTAGTGTGTTCATGTTGATCAGTGGTTTGTGGTCTGGGTATTCGCGTTGCTCATATAAGCTTCGCTGAAGTGGTTGGGTTGTGGGTATCGCGGTGTGGGGGTGAAATGTCATGTTTTTGATGTGGGTATGTGTTGGGGGTTAGACGGTGAAGTACTTGCGCCGTCCGATGACGTGGATCGTCTCTGACCCATCATACTCTTCAACTTCAAATTGTGATCCTTTGTCGATCCACTCAATTTTGAGATCATCGGCTGCGAGGGCGCAAACGTATTCTTCAGGGTTTCCTTTTGCTTCGCGCACAAGGCGTTCTGCGATTTCGCGGATTACTGCGCTGTCTTTCTCATGCTGCACTGCTTCCACAAGTTCGCGGTGCGTCATCAACAGGAGAGCGATGTCGTTGTCGTTCCAGGTAGACCAGCCTGCGCCGAAACGGGGGGCATGGAGAACGGCGATTTTGCCGTCATGTTCGACCTGTGGGAAGTTCTGAATTGAGGTGTGTTCGTTTTTCATGTGGGTGTTGTTGTGTTTGTGGATGTGAGCGGCTAGTATTTCAGAAACTGAACAGGATGTCAAACGGGGATTTACTTTTTCTCTGATTCGGTGTGGGATGACCAGATCAGCAATGCCCCAGGGGTGATTCCGAAGTTCCATTCGCTGACGTTTCCACAGAGGCGGCATTTGTATGTTCCCAGTCCGTCGCCGTTGCTCGCCAGCCAATGAGCTTGGTCGTTGAGCATATCGTGGCACTTGGGGCAGTACGTCACGCATCCACAGTTGCGCTTGATGTCGCGCTCCCGTTTATGCCACTCCCACCTGCGGAGCATTCGTGTGACCCAGTTGCATGGGCCTTCCTGTTCTTCTCGGATTTGTCTGTGGTTGATGTAACTCATAGCAGTTCGTCGATCTCTTGTTGTAGTGTTGATGTGGTTGTGTCGGGTTCGGATTGGAAGTCGCTTTGCTCCTTGAACTCACTTTGTTCGTTGAAGTGGTCACGGGCTGCGGTGTCGAGGGATGCGGCGACTCGGGCCTTCAGGGTTGCGGCGGGGTCGGGGATGGACTGGAGTGCGTCCTTGTGAATCCATACCCGATGCCTGTTGCCATCGTCTACGCGGAGTCTCCCATGGAGGCGATAGCCTTCCAAGGTTAAGGTGCTGCGGAGTTGCTGGATGTGGCATGGCAGAGACTCCTCCTGGATGATGCTGCGCAACTTATCGAAGCTGATCAGGTCGCTGCCGATGAGCGGGTTATCATTGTCACTGATGATCTGACGGACGAGTGCGGTCAGGTCGTTGGCGGAGGATTCGATGAGGTCGTCCATGTATTTAGTTTTGGGGGCCGTGCCGTTGGGGTCGAAGGTCGGGGAGATAGCGTGGTTGAGGAGGAAGGCGCGGAACCCGCCAGGGTGGTCATTGATGAGCTTGTAGATCGGGGCGAAGTAGGACTCTCCCCCCAAAGTTGCCACCTCGTTGCGCGTTTGCAGGGGTGACTGGATGACGAAGTAGCGTCTGTTGCTGTCGTCGATGGCCAAGGCATCGTGGGCGTTGGAGAAGAAGATGTAGTTCGTAATGTTCGGGACACACCTGTTGTCCTGATACTTCTGGGTGATTTCCACCGTCCGATTGGTTATGAGGGGCTTGAGCTTGTCCATGGCCATGTAGCGGGACTTGCTGTGAACACGCACCTCCTCCACGGCGATGAGTTGATGCCCTTGCGCCCACTCGTTATACGAACTGAAGAGACTGCTGCCATCCATGGCGTAGACGTTGGACTCGCCAAGGGCTGCGCTCATGATGTGCAGGAGCAGGGTCTTGCCGATGCCTTGGCCCCCGCCGATGAGGGGTGCCCACATGATCTTCTGCCCTGGGTTCTGGACGTTGTACGCGAACCAGTCGAGTAGGGTGCGCTGATGCTCTGGTTCCGCGATGATGTTGGCGAGATGGCGGGTGAGAGCTTCACCGCAGACTTGGGCGGTGGATGGGTCGGCGGGGGCGTATGAGGGTTTGTAGCTGTTGATGTAGAGTGAGCCGTTGTTCTCGATGAGGGACATCTTCGGGTGCGCCGGAGAGTAGATGAAGTCCACCACTGCGGGGATGCGAATCTCATTGGTGGCATAGTCTGTTGGCAGGACACGGGGACGGGAAAGCTGTGCGGGGTCGTCCACATCCTCGGCTGTCGGCGTGAGTTCTCTGGAGAAGGTGGCGTTGAACGCACGGGCGGAATAGGCAACTCCTTTGTCCTTGTCGTAGAATTTCTCGGTTGCGGAGATGTAGACGAACGGGGCTACCCAGTCGGGCACGGGGAACTCACCATCGTTCTGGGCGATAGCTTCGGCCCGTTGCGCGGCGTAGTGCTGGGCGCGGAGTTCCTCACGTTTGGCTTTGAGGTCGCGTTGCAGGGTGGCTTGGGTGATGTCCTCCTTGTGAATCTTCTTGAGTGTGCGGGATAGGTCGTTGAGGGCCATCGCCTCTTCGGTCTTGCTGCGTTTCGGATGTGCCGCCATTTGGTTGAGCGTAAGCTCAATGAGTTCCTTGGCGGAACGGGGCATCTTTTCCAGGGGGATAGGCAGAACGGGGGGCGGGACATATCCGGCTTCCTTGGCCATGTGGAGGACGGATCGAAAGGTTGCTGGGGCGCGGCCTTTGGGGGTGTGGGCGAAGCTGTCCCACTTTGCGCGTGTCTCTTCCAAGGTGGTGTACTTCTGTCCTTGTGCGCTCCAGTCGTTGAAGAGGTTGAAGGCTTCCTCTTCTTCGGGGGTGTTGTGGAACTGGTGCTTGAGTCCTGCGGCAACGGCCAGCCATGGGGCATAGTCCATGTCGGGATCGAGATGGGAGAGGGTGCTGGATACCGTGGCGAGGGTGATGTCGTCCACGGGGTTGCGGAGGTTGTCGAGTTCGTCGGGGTCGTCTGTGTCCTCTAATGCGGGGCGTGGGGGGACGCGGTTGGCCCCAGTCTGGCGTTCTCCTGAGATCATGTCCTCGGTGAAGGGGGAACCGTCTTTGGCTACCAGAATGATTGGGCTGGATTTGGCGGGGTCGTCGTCCAAGAAGCGGGACGGGCGGTACATTGGCTGAACCATTTTGTCGCTGGAGGGGTCGATGCGCTCCAAGTTGAGCATCTGCTGGAGGGTGTGAACTGCTGCGGGGTATCGGGTGAGCGGGATGTCTTGGGCTTCTACCACCAGACGGAGGCGGGGATGCGCTGGGGTGGATGAGGTGGTGTGGTGGAGGCTGTAGTTGAGCTTGGCTAGGGTGGACTCGACCAAGGGGAGGTTTTCCAGAAGATAAGAGGCGGGGGCGGCATCGTCGATGTCCAATGTGACCAGTGAGCAGGCTACGGCGTGCTGGGTTTGTCTGTCGCTGACTGGAAGGGCAAATCTGGCAGAGGTATAATAAGGCACCTTCTTGACTGCTTTCTTCTCCTTGTCCCCTAGTTGGGCGTATTGGGCGCGGGTAACTTCCAAGGGAATCGGGGTTGCGAGGTATTTATCGAAGAACTCACCCCAGTTTTGGGCATCGGCTTGTCGGACTTTCCCATATTGGGTGCCGCAGAAGAAGGTGTTTGGTGTCGGTTTCATGTTAAATGGAGTCACAAAAATACCCCCAGACGGCTCTACACAACCATTTGGGGGCAATTTGCGCTGCTGAAGCTAACTGGAAAGTGTAGCTCCAGAAGCGATGGTGGGATGCGTTACAGCTGATGTGGGATGCGGTCAATGCTTTTTTTTCAGATTTCCCATCCATGTGTAACCCGAAAACAGCGTTTTGATGCGCTTTGCAGGGGTTTTTGTCCCAGTGTCCCAGTCTGTCCCGATGTGAAAAATGTGCTGGGACAGCCGGAATCCCTTATTCTATATGCTCTTCCTTCTCTCTGTCCCAGTGTCCCAGTATAATAATATGTCATATATGTGAGAATATACAAGAGGTATAGGTGATGTGTATAGAAGAGAGGGTATAGGTGATGTGTATAGATGAAAAAGGGGGTATGTATAAAATCTGTGTACAGAAAAACTTTTGAAAACACTGGGCGGGACAGGACACTGGGACAGAACTGATTTTTGTCTGGCCCGATCAGGCGTCTGTCCCAGTGTCCCAGTGTCCCAGTGATTTCTGAAAACTTTTCGGAGTCGCTATGCTCCTCGGAATTTCGGAGTCGCCATCACTCTCGCCCAGTTCAGTTTGTCCCCAGTTCGATGAATCCGGCTGCGTCGATCTGGAACCGCATTCCCAGTTGCCATGCCAGATACTCGATGAGGTATCGGGCGTAGACTGGGAAGTACTCCTGCCCCTGAAAGGTGAATACCTCGGCATCCCGTTGCAGGTTGTACTCAAGGGCAAAGTTTGCCAGTGATTGGCGGGTGAAGGTCATTTGGGGTTTGTGGAGGGTGATGAAGGTGGGATTGCTCATGTGGATGTGATGTGTGGGTTTGGGTTTCAGAGTCGCCATCACTTCCGATCAGCAGCGGTAGCCTTGGCACGGATAGACTGGCACCTGGGACACAGGGATGCCCCATCTGGGAGTTCCCGTCGTTCGGTCTGCCCCCATGGCCCGCCCAACTGTTTGCCTGAACAACTGGTGATGTAGGACACGCGGAGGATCAGGCCGGATCGCGCACCACGGGAATCGTGGCGTTTGCCGATGTGCCACAGACCTGAGTGCGGCGACTTGATGAACTTGGTTGCAGGGGATAGGTCTAGCTCGGCACTGCGCCGGACTGTTGCGGGGTCTGGGATGTATGAGGTGTCCATGTGCGTGTGATGTGGTTTTGAGGGTCAGGGTAGCGGAGATGGGGGGCAAACACCCCCAGCATGGCAAAGAATGCGAATGCGGGGCTACTTAGCCCAGCGGGTGACTGTCCAGTTTCCGCAGACAAAGGGGGCGAAGTCCACGTCGAACTGGTGGGCGACGATGTAGTTCTCCATGGTTTCACGATCTTCGGCGGAGATTTCGTCGGTTTCGTCCTGGAAGCCCCACTGGTCGTAGTTGTCCCCTGGGGGGCAGTCCATGTACCCAGCCATGTCTGAGCGTTGGGCAATGTAGGTTTCGACCCATGGGCCTTTGTCATCCCCCCGATGGATGGAGAACCCCGTGTAATCCGCGTTGTCGTCACGGTTTTCATCCGCAGAGCAAGCGGCTTGGTCGAGTGCGGTTTCCACTTGGTCGAAGGTGGCGGGGGCAGGGATGGACACTGAACCCAAGCCTTCGGTGTCGAAGTCGTCGGAGACGGACACTTCACAGGTGATGGTTTTGCCGTCGAAGGAGACTCGACTGGAGCAGATTTCCTTCTTGCACCCGCCCCAGCCAGTGTCGAAAGGCTTGCCGGATGCCAGAGCAGCACACAGTTCTGCCTCCTTGTCGGGGTAGAAGTCCGATGCGCCCCACTTGGTGAGGTCGCCACGGGAGAAGGTTTCGGAGAACTGGAACATGGCATCGACTGGGAGGTTTTCGGACACGTCCATCTCCAGTTCGACGAACAGTTGCCCGCCTTCGGCATCCGACAACTCCAGAAACAGGAGACGATGGGTTTTGAGCGCATCTTTGGCGAAGAACTCGACCACCTTGGCCTTGTATGCGTCGAGGGAGAGTGCGGCGAGGTCGCCATCGGTGCTGCCATCCGGCTCAAACCCCAGCAAACTCAAGATTTCAGAGTGGACAGGTTTTCCGTCAGGTTGGACGGGGTTTGCCACCAGAAGGTTGTTCTTGATGGAGACGATGACGAGGTTGCGATAGGTATTGATGGTTTTCATGTGGGTTTTGATGGGTGTAGTTTTCGTGTTGATGTGATCTTCTGGGTCGAGGTAGTCGTTGTGCATGGATGAGAATGACATGGTGGTGTGATGCGTGGGTTAGGGTTTCACTCCGGCAGCAAGCAGGAACTTGGCACGGTCAAACATGGAGTTTTGTTTCACGCAGAAGTCTGCGATTTTCAGCTTTGCAGTTTCCGTGAAGTCGGCTGGGTTTTGAGCCAGGATTTTGGCGAGTTCGATGAAGTGTTTCTTGGTCATTGTGATGTTTGGTGTGATGTGGTTGTGGACTGGCAACCCCAGTCTACATGGGCTGAGAAGGTAGTCAACTTATTTTCAATTTATTTTTCAACCTTGCCATCGTATTGACTTCAGATCGCCCATCGTATTGACTTCAAGCTGGATGCCCGCTGCGGGGGCGGGGGCAGATGGGCTGTGCCTGGGGTCGGCGGGCGGGGGTGTGCGCAGGGCGGGCGCGGGCGCAGGGCGGGGGTGTGCGGGCCGAGGGAGGGACGGCGGAACGGTGGGGGGTGTGGAAGCTGGGGGAGGGACGGTTGAACGGTGGGGGGATGATGAGCAGGAGGGAGGGACGGAATGCGGGCAGTTTGCCGGGGGAAAATAAAGTTTAGAAAAAGTGCATTTGTGATTGACGGGGGGCGGGGAGTGTGTCAACATCCCAGCGGGCCGGAAGTCCGGCCAAAACACAAACACATCAAAACACGAAACACGAAAAAATATGAAAACAGCACAATTAGAACGAGTGACGGCCAAGTTGAAGCGCAGTGCAAAAAGGGCACAGATGCACCTATATTCTTGGTTTTGCGCAGAAGATGCAATGGCGATGATAAATGAGAGGAGTACCTCCTACTGGGCGACTAGGCTGCGGGAGCATCGGGAGTACGCCCGTCAATCGACGGTGACGGTGGCGAAGGCTCCGCCCGCCTCCCGCCTCCATTGGTCGGCATCGCTGCGCGATCTAGTCGCAGACATTGCGGCGGGGGGGTGCCCAGTGGCGGAGGCTTTGCAAAAGGCGCGGAAGTATCGCCATGCGCACAGTCAAAATCCGGCGGGGAACTATTTCTCGTTTCGGGAAAAAGCGGGCATGATCAGCTACCTCCCAGCGGGGAGGGCTTTGGTGACGACTGATGCGGGATTGTGGGCGAGGGATGGGAGGCAGGAAATAAAACCTGTCAAATGGGCTAAAAGCGTGCTGGCTGGGTGGCAATTGGCGCGGCTGAAAGATCATGAGTTTTCCGCCTTTGCCGCTAAATTTGCTGCGGCGGAAAATGCCTCTGCTTTGCGTGTGGTGTTGGTGGAGGATGTGGGGGCGATATATGGAGAGCGGAACCACTCGGAGAGTGTGGGCCATGCGTGTATGCAGCAATACCACGTTTCCCACGGCGCGGACAGTGATAACGGGCGCGGGGAGAGGGTCGGGGATTTTTATGAGCGGGCGGGGGCGAAGGTGCTTGCGATTTGGCGGGGGGATGGACGGTTGGAGGGTCGCGCCCTTTATTGGCCTAAAATCCACGGATTGAGCGGCGGCGAGGTGGCGGGCATTGACCGGGTTTACGGGTCGCCAGAGGTGCTGGAGATGGTTAAAAGCTGGGCGGCGGAAAATGGTGTGGCTATGCGGGCGAACCCCCAAAGTGGGGGAGATACCAATTGGGTGATCAACGGTGAGTCGCTGGGATATGGAGCGTACATTGTTCCGGCTCGAAGCGTGTGTGGGGCCGATTTCTACCCATACGTTGACACGTTTCGGTATCAGGACGGGGATGGCGACTTGTGGACGGTGCATGATGAGGATCGGACGGTCTACGCATACTCCAGTACCTGTGGAGTTCGGGAGGAGTGCGACCCCCACGAAGGTGAGGTACAACTGCATGACGGCACCTGGCATGATGAGGACGATGCGTACGAGGTGGATGGGGAGTTTTATTGTGGGGAGGACGTGGTGACGTGTCACAGGTCGGGCGAGTATATCCTCCGTGGAGGGGCGTATGAGGTGGAGATCTCCCGCCATAACACCGTGTACTTTTCCTCGGAATACGTGCGCGAACTCTAAAATTTAGAAAGGATTCTCAAACATGAAAAACATTGATAAAAAGCTACTGTTTCCGCTCTTGGCGGTTGAGTCGGAGTCGGGCGATATGGACGCAATGCGCGACCATGTGGGGGGCGTACTCTCCACCATGGCGGGCGTGTCTTGGGACGTTGACGAGTGGGGCAACGTCATAGCCAGCAAGGGGGCGGGGGCGTACCCTCCTTGTGTGGTGGCTCACCTAGACACCGTCCATGACATCACGGGCCACGGCATCCATGTGGTTGAGCATGGGGGCAGGGTAACGGGCCTCGACCCTGTGACGATGCAACAAACGGGAATCGGCGGCGATGACAAATGCGGCATTTATGCGGCTTTGTTTTTGCTGCGTGAGCTTCCTTCGTGCCGTGTGGTTTTGACGGTGGACGAGGAGATCGGCGCAGTGGGTGCGTCGCGGCTGGATCTTGCACATCTGGAGGGGGTGGGGTTTTTACTCCAAGCGGATCGGCGCGGGAGCGCGGACATGGTAACCCGTGCGTGCGGTGATGTGCTGGCTTCCCCCGTTTTTATCAAAGCGGCGGGCAGGATCGGCAAGCGGTACGGCTATAAACGGTGTGAAGATGGCGGATTAACTGACGTGCAGGAGCTTGTGAGCAGGGGCGCGGGCCTTTGTGCGCTTAACCTGTCGGCTGGGTATCATCGCCCGCACCAACCAAGCGAGTACATCGACCTTGGGCACCTGTCGCAATGTGTCGGGCTTATGCTCGCGCTTTGTCAATCGTTCGGGGGGCGGGAGTGGCGACACACCAACCCACCACGCCCCAAGTACTCCCCCAAGGCATACACGGGGGGAGCGTACGCCAGCCATGCGAGCAGTCCGGCGGAGCAGGCACGGCTAGATAAATACTGGGCAGATCTGGAGCGGGGGGCGTACCCGACTCAAGCCGACAGGCTAGCGAGGGAGGCGAGGGAGGTTATGGAGCGGGAGGCGGAAAAGTTGGGGGCGTTTGGTATGCCCGACTGGGACGGGGATGGGATCAAGTCGGCGGAGGAGTGCGGAATGGAGTACATGGAGGAGGAGGGCGGGGTAGTGTGGTTTGCTGATCGACACGGGAACCCATACGGATACGAAGAGGCGGGCGGTAGAGAGCGGATCGAAGACGTGATGCTGTGGGGCGGGCAACGTCTGACCTGTACCATATCGTCGGAGGGGTAACCAAAGCCAGCCAGCCCGCCAGCCCCGCCCTTGATAAACAGGGGTGGGGTTTTATGTTTGGGGGACATGACAGCAACAACGGAAGCAACAACGGAGGAGGAATGGAGAATGGCGCGGGAGGCCGTGGCCTTGGGTATGACGATCAGGGAAGCGGCAGAAAGGTACGGCATCCCGTACGAGCGAGCCAAGAAACGAGCGCAGCGGGATCAATGGCCTACCCGCGACCGCATAATTGCAGCCGCTCCCGCCGGTGTCCCCAACGCTCGGGAGATCGTAGCACAGTCTTGGGCCGAACAGGGGGAGCAACACAGGCGGCGAATCATGGGGATCGTCAACCGCGCCTTAGAAGGTGCCAACCTGCCAGCCCCTGAGAACTGGGCAGACCTGGAGCGCGCGGCCAGAATTGGCGACCGTGCAGCAGGTCTTGAGAAGCAAGCCCCTGCAATCACCTTGGCTTTCCCGATTGCTGGATCTAGCGAGCCTCTCCCGTTTTATGAGGCTGAGTCTGTTTTTGCGGACACACTCCCCCCCTCCCCCTCCCCATCCCCCCCTCTTTAGAGCCTCCGCCCCTCCCCCCGCGCGCGCACCCCCCTCTCCTCCGCTCCTCCGCTCCTCCGCTTCACCTCGCCACCACGCCACCCGTCCCCTTCGACCCCTCGCTCCGATCCAAGAATTATAGCGTAACCCTCCAAAAATTTTTCTGGTTTTCAGCCCAAACCTAAGAAGCTCTACCCCGTGACCCCTGAAACCTCACAAGCCCCCAACCCCGCAACCCTGCTACGCCAGAAGCGGGCATCCCAGCCTCGCCCGAAGCCCTCCACCCCCGCACCAGCGCAAGCCGTGGCAAAGCCACCCCCGAAACCGCGACCCGTCCCAACCCCACAAAAGCACATCGACCCCAACAGCCCAGCCGACATGGTGCGGCGTGGTTTCCGCGAACGCTATGGCAAGTGGTGGCCCCCCGTGGGTGGAAAGCCCGCCGCCGACATCTACATCGAGTTCCAAGCGTTCCGGCACAACATCAAGGGGCCGAAAGCCCCTGGGAAGTTCCAGCATTTCAAGAACATCGTCGATGCGATCTGGAACAACCCAGCATCCCCGAAGAAGTTCATCTGGAATCCGTGGTCGGAAAGGATGCTCCGAGAAGCGTGCGAAACCAACTACATCGGCATCGCTGGAAGCCGCTCGTCCGGCAAGTCTCTGACGTTTGCCATCTGGGGGTTGGTCAACTGGATGGCTGCACCAGGGGAGACGAAGGTCATTTTCACCTCCACCAGCCTCAAGGATTCCCGTGGACGGATTTGGGGGGACGTGGAAGCCTTCTTCCAAGCAGCCTGCATTGTCTTTGGCGGGGAGGCCAATATGCCTGGGGAACTTGTCTCCTCCCAAGGACTCATTCGTTTCCGCGCTGACGGTCAACAGTCCGACAAATATGGATTGGTTCTCGTCGCTGGGGAAAAGTCACGGGAGAAGGAGTCCATCGGAAAACTTATTGGTTTCAAGGCAGACCGAATGATTCTGGTGGCGGATGAAATGCCGGAGCTTTCTGAGTCCCTAATCATCGCGGCTGAATCCAACCTTTCGTCCAACCTTGAGTTTCAGTTGGTCGGACTGGGAAACCCCGCATCCTACTACGACCCGTTCGGCACGCTTTGCGAACCCATCGAAGGCTGGGCGTCCATCAACGACACAATGGATGAGTGGAAAACCAAACGCGGCAGATGCCTGCGCTTCGATGGAGAGCGCAGCCCGAACATCCTCGCGGGGCAAAACCTCTACCCGTGGATGTTCACCGAGGCAAAACTGCAAGAAGCCCGTGAGATGATGGGAGAGACTTCAGCCAGATACGCCCGAATGGTCAAAGGCGCATGGTGTCCGACTGGCGCAGCAGATTCGATTTTCTCCCCCGCAGACATCATCAGGTATCAAGGCGACAAACCCGCCATCTGGCAGGAACCGCCCACCCCCGTGGCTGGATTTGACCCAGCTTTCACTAATGGGGGCGACAAAAGCGTCCTATTCTTTGGCAAGTATGGGACAACCATCGATGGACTCAAGGTTCTGGAATTGGGCGACTATCTGGAAATCAACGAAGACAGGGATGTAAAAAATGAAAGTCGGACACATCAGATTGCCAGACAGGTTTCCGAAGAGTGCCGCAAGCGCAACGTCCACCCCCGCCACTTGGGCGTCGATGGCACGGGCGCAGGGAAGCCTTTCTGTGATGTGTTGCGTTCGATCTGGTCTGGCGAGATTCTGGAAGTCAATTTCAGCGGTGCAGCTTCCGAGCTTCCGGCGTCTGGGACAGACAGCACATCTTCAAAAGAACGGTACTCCAACAAGGTCAGTGAACTCTGGTTCGTGGGACGCGAGTTTCTTCAGTCAAAGCAACTCAAAGGCATCAAACCCGACCTCGCCCGTGAGTTATGCTCCCGAACCTACGAAACCAGAGAACGTGGCAAGGTGCGTGTGGAGCCGAAAACAGACATGAAGGCGCGGATAGGCAGTTCCCCCGACAAATCGGACGCAGCCCTCATCGCCCTTGCCGTGTGCCGCCACCGTTTGGGCATATCATCCAAACTCAGCAGCCGAAACTGGGGAAGAGAAGAGGGCGGCAACTTCAACAGAAACCCGACACCCTTCAAAAAGTTCTCGCAAAAGTTGAGCAAAATGGTCAAATACGCCTAAATTCGCCAAATATTCGCATTTAGCTCTTGCCAAATCCCGAAAAATCAGGTTTCTCAAGCAACACCGCACGTTTACACACGCATGAAGGTAATCATCCCCGTCAGTAGTCAGAATCTCCCCAAGATTCTCCCCCTCATCAAAGTCATCGAACGACTGGCCCCATACCAACAGGATGATAAGTTCATCTTTCTGACCAGCCCCAGCAAGAAAGGCGAGCTTTGGCCTTTGATCAGTCACCTGCCGTATGCCTCCACAGAGGTTGCCTTGTCCGGCACACTACGCCAGTTCCCCCTTAACGCCAACGAGTTGTTCTTGGAATGTGCGCGGTATGCCGCCAAGACACTGGCTCCCGACCAACCGTGGCTGTATCTGACGGGGGAATGCCTCCCCCTCAAGCAGGGCTGGCTGACGCAACTGGAGCGGCAATATCTCAGCCAGAGCAAGCCATTCCTCGGCAAATTGGACTACATCCCGCAAAAGATCACCGATTCACAGGGGGTGACACGGGTGCATTTTGGCGAGCCATACACCTTGGAAACGGCCATCTACCCACAGGACACGGCAAAACGTCTGACCGTCAACCTGCTCAACAGAAACACCCACCATGAACAAATTCGTCGCGGAACAATAGTTCCTCACACCTGTTCCACCGAACTGATTGCGTCAGCAAAGTGGGCGGAAAAATTCAGCCTGTTTGAGGTTCCCGAAGAGGCGGTTCTTCTGGTGCGGGTCTACGACGACAGTCCAGCACGGCAACTGCTCACCAACACACCCGTCCCAATCCCCGTCCCCATGGCTCCAGCCCCCGCCGCAACCCCAGTAGCCGCACCTCCGCCCCCGCCGCCAATGGCTGCACCGTCCCTCCCGCCAGGGACATACACGGACTCGTCCGGCAGGATTCACTTGGGAGGCAACCGCCCGCTGTCGGAGACGTTGACAGCGAACCAGCCAACACAATCGGAGCCTGAGCCAGCAGCGGAGCCGGAGACACCGACAGTGGAGGAGAAAGCAGAGGCAGAACACGCTGACCTTGAGAAGTCACCCCAAGCGGTTATGGTCATTGGAAAGAAGCCAGGACGACCCGCCAAAAAGAAGAAGTAGCGGCCCTTGGCGAAATATCGCCGTAGCCCCCTATGAACTCAACTAACTCCAACTCTCTGACATCCGACACACTTCTGGCTCCCGTTCAGGAGGATGGAAAGCTCATCACCGCACCCCGTTCACGGATCAAGAACGCCAAAGCTGCCCACGAATCCTACATGAGGATGAAGACGGCAGACGAGAACGCCTCGTATACCCGTGCCAAGGTGCAGGCCATGCTGGACGGAGAGGCACCCTATGATCAAGCTGCCCAGCGGATGAACGGCTTGGCGGAGATGTGCAACGTCAACTGGGGTCAGGGCGAGCAACTTCTGGCTTTGGCAACCAGCCCGTACATCGACTTGGTGGAGTCTGTGGATCACCTTTGCACGATGCCGACTAACTTTGGCGACCCGACAGCCCGACTCGATTGGGAGCAAATCATGGCAGAAGAGTTCTCCCGTATGGTGCGCGGCTGGCCTGAGTTCTTTCCGCGCTACCAGTTCCTTATCCACCAGTTTCTCGCCCACGGCGTTGGTGTGGCTTTCCGTGAGGATGAGATCGATTGGAGATGGCAGATTGCGCCTTTGGGCGATTTCCTCATCCCCCGCCAGACCCGTGCATCGGACGAAGAGATTGAAATTGGTGCGGTGGTGCGGGGGATGCCGCCCCATGAGTTGTTCAGCAAGATTGAGGACGAGGAAGCCGCAAAAGAGCTAGGCTGGAATGTCCCAGCGGTGAAGAAAGCTCTGATGAATGCCACACAGGCAGACAAATACAATGCCTCATGGTCGGAATGGGAAACCCTGCAACGGGAGTTCAAGAACAATGACTTGGGTGTGTCCGGCGCAGCCTACACTTCTGAAGTCAAACTGGTGTTCATGTGGGTGAAGGAACTCGACGGCACGGTGTCGCAGTATGTTTTCCCCGAAAAACTCAACAACGACGAGGACGAGTTTCTCTACGTCAACAAAAGCCGATACGGTAAAAGCTCCGAAGTTTTCAACACTTTCTGCTACGGAGTAGGAACCAACGGGTATTTCCACAGCATCCGTGGTCTGGGCCACAAGATTTTCGCTATTGTCCAAGCCCTCAACAGGCTTCGCTGCCGCTTTTTCGACAGCCTGATGACGAGTTCCATGCTCATGCTGGAGCCGGAATCTGAGCAGGCGATGGAAGACCTTTCCCTCATTCACTTCGGCCCGTTCGTCATCAAGCCGCCGAACGTCAAATTCATCCAGAAGGATTACCCAAACTTCGGCAACTCTCTGATTCCTGGGCTGAACGAACTCAACTCCCTGCTCCAACAACAGAGCGGCCAGTATTCGACGGAAGCCATTTTCAATCAGGCCAAAGAGCGCACCCAGTATGAAGTTCAGGCGCAGTTGGAGTCCCTTTCCAACATTAGCATCTCCGCATTAAGTCTGTTCTACCAGCCATGGGAACGCCTGATGAAGGAAACAGTGCGCCGTGTGGCCCGCCCAGATTACTTCCCGCAAGACCCAGGCGGGGAACAGGTAGCCGAGTTCCGCGAACGCTGCATGGCCCGTGGAGTGCCGGAAGAGGCTCTCATGTCCATCGACCCGTCGCGTGTTCGCGTGGTGCGTGCCATTGGTAACGGCTCCAGCGCAGCCCGCTCCGCCATCATGCGGCAGATTTTTGAGTTGTCGTCCAGCTTTGACCCACAGGGGCGGCAGCAAGCTATCCGCGACCTCACTCGCACCATCGGCGGCGTGGAGGCGGCTGATCGGTATGCCCCTGCCCCAGAGAATCAGCGGCCCCCGATGGAAACCAAGACGGCAGAACTGGAAAACATCCTGCTCATGCAGGGCAACGAGATTCAAGTGCTGCCATCGGAGATGCACCCCATCCATTTCCCAGTTCACCTTGACGCACTGGAACAACTTATTGCATCCATCGACAGCGGCGAACAACCCTTGGAGGAAGCAGCACCAAAACTGTTTCCGCTGCACACCCACGCTTCCGCACACGCCGAGTTCATGGTGGGCGAACCTGACTACCCCCAAATCAAGAAGCGGTTGCAGCAGATCGACGAAGTGGCTTGGAATTTGGCCAAACGCTTGGAAAAATTGCAGCGTGATGCCGCCTTGGCTCAGGAAGAAGCAGCGGCAGACCCCAACAACCCAGAAGCCCCAGCCGCTCAAGGTCAAACCAACGCCGCCAATCCGAACGCGCTGCCCGATACCCTGCAACGCCAGATGGTCGAAGCCTCTACCAAGCTACGCATTGCAGAAGAGACGCACTCACAGCAGTTGCGCCACCGCGAAGAAGCCTTCCGTCAGAGCCAAGCACTCAAAGACGCCGAAGTCGCAGCATCCATTGCCCGAAAACAATACAGCTAAAAAATATGCCACTCCACCCCGAACTTTCCGAAACCCCGCACATCTTCGCCGTCAAGGTGTTCACTGGGCCGCGTATCATCCAGATTTTCCAGCCTTCCGGCGAGAAAAAAGGGGATATGCTGTCTGTGACGTATGACGAGTTGTGGGAGGGAACCCAGAAAATCGCAGATATCATCAAGGCGCGAATCGAAAACAAACCTCAAGACGATGAACAACCACAACCTGCAATTATTACGGCATGACCATAACCAACTGGTACAGCGTTCCCGAATTACGCGAGGAACTTGCAAGGCTTGTCAAGGAAACCGTTCTAGCCACGGCCATGGAGGTTCTCTCCACCAAAGCCAAGGCGACTCTGCCGTCGATGCAGGTGGATGTGACGACACTGGCGTTGACCCACGCTCATCTGGCGGGGTATCAGAAAGCTCTGGACGACCTGATGGCGTTGTCCCGTCTTCCGCTCGTCTCGAAACGCACTCTGACACCTGACCCCAGTATCACTGACGAATGGGGTCACGCCATGCCCAAGAACCCCGACAAGTAAAGTCACAGCCTCACCAACACCAACAACCGCCCCAACTTTATGGAAGACAATACCAACCCGTACGACCTGACCCCGACACCCGCACAGCAAGAATCCACTCAGGAGATGAATCGCCCGCAGGACGACATCCCCGCACAGGACACGGGGGGTGATGAGCCTGGGTTTCTGTCCAGCCTGTTCCAGTCTCTCGACGCCCCCGAATCCGATACGCCCTCAACCCCGCAACCGCAGCCAAACGATCCCCGCGACAACGGGGACGAGGAGGAAACACCCGAAGCCACAGCAGCCACCCCAGATGATCTGAGTGATGCCCCAGCAGGGCTGTCGGAGAAAAACAAGGTCGGCTGGAAGGAACTCAAGTCTCTCAAGAAGCAAGTCGAGCAGGAGCGCGACAGGCTGAAAGCCGAACTGGAAACGGTGAAATCTCAGCCCCCCGCAGAGGTGGAGGCGACCAGAGCCGAACTGGAGCAGGCACGCCAGCAACTGGAGGAATACGAAAGCCGCATGGCGATGGTGAACGTGGAGCAATCCCGCGAATACCAAGAAAGTATCGCCAAACCTTTGGCGGCAGCTGAGTCGATGATTCAGGAATACGCCAAGGCGTATGAGTTGGACATCCCCCAAATCGCGGCTGCGGCGATGCAGACCAACATCTTGGAGCGCAACAAGATGCTCTCTGAGATGACGGCGGGCATGAATGACTTCGACAAGTTGGAGTTCAAAAACCTTGTGGACAATGCGCAAACGCTGTTCGCTCGCTCCCAACAGGCCAAAGCCAACGCTCAGGAGTCTCTGGCATACATCGAGCAGCAGCGGGAAAAAGAGAGCCAAAAAGCCCAGCAGCAGTATCAGCAGGCGCAGAAAGAAGCGGCAACCCACGTTCGTGAGTCTCTGACCAAGAGGTTGCCCTTTTTGGCCGAAACTCCGCAACTGTTTGCGGATGCCGAAGGGGCCGATCTGATGAGCGCAGCCCCCGATGTGCAAGTCTACGCCAAACACGCTGCGGTGCTGCTGCCGACGCTGCTGGAGAAGTTCAACGCCCAGAACAAACGCATCGCAGAACTGGAAGCGTCGATCACCAAACGCAGTTCTGGTGGCCCAAGAGCGCGTAGCGGAGGAGTCTCGACGACCCCCGACACCTCTTCCTCCGGCGACAGCTTCATGGATGGACTGGAGAAAGCCCTGAACCTGCGCTGATATGGAAATGCCCGATGGCTTGGAGTTGATCACCGACTTCCTCACGCCGGAAGAGGAAACCTCCATTCTAGCTGCGATCCCCAAGAAGTCCATGCAGGGGGCAAAAGGGGATCGTAACTCTGTCCAACGCTTCGGGGCCAGAGACGCATACACTTCCGGCACATATAACCCCACCATCCCCAAGAGCCTGATAGCCTTGGGCAAAAAACTGGTGGATGCAGGGCATCTGGCAAAGCAGCCAACCAAGGTGACGGTTAATGAGTACTACGCTGGCAATAGTCTGGTAGCCCATATTGACAAGCCCGACTGCGGCCCCGTCATCACAGTAGTGAGCCTGCTTTCACCAGCCACTATGGTGTTTTCCAGAGACAAATTCCCGTCCTACACGGTGGAGCTACTCCCTCGTTCCGTGGTATTCATGCGAGGCGAGTCCCGATACTTGTGGAAACACGCAGTATTGCCACTTGCCGCGCCACGATACAGCATTGTTTTTCGCCCTTGACGATTAACATACATCCCATAAGATGTTGATGGGTGGCTACTACCTTACAAGTGCAGCACTGCTAGATTGACCGGAGTTTTTCCCTGTTTGCTCCGACAGGACGCCGCCAAGCACCACGATGTGCATGGCACAAACTTCAATTCAAATCACCCACCCCCCAACTACTGTTATGCCTTGCGAATCTGTTAACGAATTTATGGCCCTTGAATCAGGGCGTCTCTCCGGCGAAATCGCTCGCCGTGGTCGTGTGTCGTCCCCTTGGGTCGCTGTTCTCGAAAAGGATTTCTTCCCTGACGAGATCGGTCACACCCTCACCCGCGTGATCTACCAGCGCACCATCCCCACTGAAGGTGAAGGCGCAGGCTGGACAAACATCACAGGGTCTACCGAAGGCACCGCTGATCAATCCTGCCGCCCAACGGCTGCGGTTCTGTCGAGCCGTCAATCCCAAACGACCGCCACTTTGGCTGAATACGTTGTGGATTCCGACGAAATCTGCATCACCGATGCCCGTGCTTCCTACCGTTTCCGCGACCAAATCCGCGAGATCAAACGGAACTTTGAGAAGAACATCATCGACATCTGGGAAGATCGTCACCGCGATCAGTATGTTGCTGCTATCCCTGCGGCCAACAAGTACTGCTTCGACAACGGTGCCTTGGAGCCGTCCCTTCCTGTCGGCAACCCACCCGACAGCCAAATCCACCAAGACGCCCTCGACTATGTTCGCTGGAAGATGGTGCATGACGGTGCTGGCGAAGAAGGTGCCTACGGCAAGATCGACGGACAGCCCATCTTCACGGTGTTCATGTCCAGCGAACAACAACGTGCGCTCATCAAGGGCAACGCTGACGTTCGCCAGGACTACCGCTACGCCGCTCCTGCGGAGTTGCTGAAGCCCTTCGGCGTGAATCGGGTCTACTCTGGTTTCTACCACATCATCGACGACAAAGCCCCCCGCTGGGACATCGCTGAAGGTGGCTGGGTGCGGGTTCCGTTCTACTCGGTCAGCGGTGGCATTGCCATTGTGAACCCAGACTACGAAACTGCTGCTTACGAGGACGTGATCGTGTATCACCCAAAAGTGGTCAAGTGCTTGATGCAGAAGCCTCTGTCCAGCTTGGGCAGCGGTGCAAACGTCAAGCCTTGGGACTACTCCGGCGAGGTGCAGTGGATCAATGAGTATGACCGCGAGTGCAACAAGTACAAGGACAATGGCTACTGGAGCGCACGCCTTCGCGCTGCATACAGTGCCTTGATCCCTGAGTACGGTTACGTCATCCGCGTCCTGCGCTGCTCCGGCAACCTTGGAACCACGGCTTGCCCAGCGTAAGCTAACCCCCAACATCCTTTGTGGGCGGGCATCCTAACTGGGTGCCCGCTCTCAATGCAAACTTTCCACGAATATGGCTGACGCAATTCCTCTCCGTGACGCACACGAACATCTGTGGTACACTTCAGGTTTCCGCGACCCAGCAGCGGCAGCAACCCCAGACATACGCGCATCTGAAACCGTTTCTCTGTCATCTGTGGGTCGCATTTGGCTTCCCAATGGCACGGCAGTCCCTGTCCGAAGAGCATTTGCCAATGTTGCTGCCTCCCAAACCGACGAAGAAATCATTCCCGCCAACGCCAGTGCTGCCATCCGAATCATCTCCTTGGCGATGGTCACAGGCGGAACAGCCACCAATGTAACGATCAAATCCAAGGAATCGGGTGAATCTTCGGTAGCCATTACCCCCTTGTTCGCCAACGCAGCCAACGGCGGTGCGGTGCTTCCCCTAAACCTTCACGGTTGGGCGCAGACACCCGATGTTGCGAGAGCGGTGACAGTCACCACTGGTGCAGGTTCCACCACCGGAATCACACTCAGCTTCATTGAAATCCCATCCGATTGCTTCGATCTCCTGTAAAAAACCCACCCCCTCAAAACCAGACCCCACCTCCATGAAAACCTCATTGCTCATTCTCACAAGCCTTCTGTTTGCTTTCAATCTGGAAGCCGCCACTGTCACTGGCCGAAACGCAAAATCCCCCCTAGTTGGCACGGAGGAATTTCCCATCAATGACGCTGGCGTGGACAAAAAAGTCACCGCCGCTAACATCCTGTATGGCCTGACGATCACCACCACCACTGGCACGTTGACCATTGCAAATGGCAAAACAGTGACGGCAAACAACACGCTGACTTTTGCTGGAACGGATGGCACGACCATGACGTTCCCCAGCACCAGTCAAACACTGGTCGGCCTTACGTCTACGGCTACCCTCACCAACAAAACGCTCACGGCTCCAGTCCTGTCGTCCCCAATCATGACGACCCCAACCCTCGGGGTTGCTACCGCTACCAGCGTCAACGGTCTGACGATCACCACCAGCACTGGCACGTTGACCGTCGCAAACGGCAAAACCCTTGCCGCTAGCAACACGCTGACCTTTGCAGGCACAGACGGCACAACGATGACGTTCCCAAGCACCAGCGGAACGGTCATCACTGCGACAAGCACGGCTACCATGACCAACAAAACGCTCACGGCTCCAGTCTTGACGACTCCAACACTTGGAGTTGCTACCGCTACCACGGTGAACAAGATCACGCTTACCGCCCCAGCCACAGGTGCCACCCTGACGCTGACAGACGGCAAAACCTTGGCGGTGACAAACAGTCTGACACTGGCAGGCACGGACAGCACCACGTTTACATTCCCAGCCACTTCGGCTACGGTTTTCACTTCCACGCTGTCCACTAACAACGTCAATGCGGCTAACTCCATCTGGGGGGTCAGCAACAACTTGGTGTTTGAGGGTTCTTCCGCCGACGATCACGAAACGAGCATTACAGTAACCAACCCCACAGTAGACCGCACGGTCACCCTGGCAGATGCTTCAGGCACTGTTGCTCTTTCCCAAGCTAGCACCGCCGTTTCCCTCACCGCCGACAACCAAGCGGTCACCCCTGGTGCTGCTTCCCGCATCCAACTATCCAGTGATAACGCAACTCCAGCCAACCGCACCTTTACCCTCTCTGCCACGGGCGCGATCACTGGGCAAATCTACGTCATCATCGCCCCCGCATCCAATGGCTGCGAGATCGCTGACACAGGTATTCAAGTGCTGAGTGCAGCTTGGAGTCCCGACGCGAACGACACACTGACGCTCTTGTTTAATGGCACCAACTTTATCGAGCTTGCCCGTTCCGCCAACTAAGCCCGCCTCATGATTGCCGGAACCTCCACAGCACTCGATGCAACGCTTGCGTTTCACGAAGGTGATACATGGACAGGTATTCCGCTATTCACGGTCACTCCCGCACCTCTTACCTATCTCTCCTTGGTGGAGATGGTATTTCTGACCGACGACGAAGCTCGCCGTGAGTCTTGTCGAGTCACTTCAACCGACCCTAATCAAATCTCGATCACGGATGCGGAGAACTGGACATTCACCATCCCCACGCAGGCTCTTCCACTAGCGCGGGGTTCGTATGTGTGGGGCATCCATCTGACAGATTCGTCTGATCCAGTGCAGAGACAACACTATGCCGAAGGCAACATCACGGTAAAACCCAAACGCCGCAGGGTGCCAATCCTACCCACCTAACCCATGTCTGTTGAGATCACAGTCGAACCTGCCCCAACAACCCCCGAAATCACGGTGAATCCGGCGGGGGAAGTGACTTGCACGGTTACATACAGCACGCTGACAGGGAGCATCAATAACCCAGGGGGAAGCAATGGGGATGTCCAAGTCAAAAACGGAGTTGGATTTGCGGGCATATCCCCAGGAACAGCAGGCGAAGTTCTCACCAGCACAGGGACTGCATGGGAAAGCGCACCACCAGACGGGATACCCGATGGCGACAAAGGTGACATCACCGTTTCAGGAAGTGGAACTATCTGGACGATTGATAATGGGGCAGTGACTCTTGCCAAGCAGGCCAACATGGCGACTGCTAGTGTCGTCTACCGCAAAACTGCGGGAAGTGGCGCTCCTGAAGTCAATACGCTCGCAACCTTAAAAACAGATCTGGGTCTGACTGGAACGAACAGCGGAGATCAGACAATTACGCTGACTGGCGATGTAACAGGTTCGGGAACAGGGTCTTTTGCAGCGACACTTGCCAATACGACAGTGGTTCCTGCGAGCTATACCTCTGCCAACATCACGGTTGATGCCAAGGGCAGGATTACAGCAGCAGCAAATGGTAGCGCAGACATCGGCGGCACAGTCGGCACAACAGATAACGCCATCCCTCGCGCAAATGGCACAGGCGGCAACACGTTGCAGGGCAGTGCTGTGACCATTGCAGACGATGGCACCTTGACCAAAGCGGATGCCTATGAGTTGGGCCAGACCGGAACTAACTATGGAAGGATTCGATTGTGGGACGCGGATGCTCTGGACTGGGTATCCTTTAGCGCAGGGGCATCAAAATTCATTTTCCCCGACATTCAGGCGTCTTCATTTTCTGGCGCAGGCAATCAGATCACCGACATCAACGCCGGAAACATCACCAGCGGCACTCTAGCCCTAGCCCGTGGCGGAACAGGCGCATCACTAACCGACCCAAATGCAGACAGGTTGCTATTCTGGGACGACAGCGCAGGTCAAGTAACGTGGCTGGAGGCTGGTAGCGGGTTGACTATTTCTGGAACAACAATTAGCGCGAGTGGTGGCGTCACAGACGGCGACAAGGGCGACATCACGGTTAGCTCAAGCGGAGCGGTTTGGACAATTGATCACCAAGCCGTCACCTTCGCCAAGATGCAGCACATCTCCACCGCGCACCTGCTAGGTAGGCACTCAAGCGGATCGGGCGATGTGCAGCAGATCACCATCGACGGCGGCTTAGAGTTACAAGGTGCCAACCTGCGCCGAGCCGCACTTACTGGCGATGTCACCGCCAGCGCAGGCAGCAACTCAACGACCCTCGCCAACACCGCTGTCACAGCAGGCAGCTATACCTCGGCGAACATCACCGTGGACGCCAAAGGTCGCATCACCGCCGCCGCCAATGGTTCAGGAGGCAACCCCTTCGATCAAGACCTGAACACAACAGATGCAGTGGCATTTGCTGGCCTTGATTTAACGAGTGGGGATATTACATCAGTTTCAGGCAGGTTAGCCTACAATTATTATGATGTCGTTGACTCCTCGGCTGTACCCTTTATCTCAGTCGGTCTTTACGACGATCAAGACCCACCCGCCTCGATTGGAGCAGCGTTATTTGGCTTTCGCGGCAATGGCGCAGGCAGTGGCACCCAAATATTTCAAGGCTCAACCAATAATTTTCAGTTTGAAGGAGTCGGCGGAGCAAACACAGCAGATGTTTACGCTTACCGATTCCTTGGCGACGGCGCAAGCCTCACCTCCCTCAACGCCGGAAACATCTCCAGCGGCACCCTCGGCGTCGCCAACGGCGGCACCGGAGCCACCACCCTCACCGCCAACGCCGTCCTCCTCGGCAACGGCACCAGCGCCCCCCTTGAAGTCGCCCCCTCCACCAGCGGCAACGTATTAACCAGCAACGGCACCACCTGGACCTCCACCGCCCCAGCCACCACCAACCCCGCAGGCAGCGGCAGCGAGCTTCAGTTCCGCAGCAGCGGCACGGCCTTCGGAGCCGTCACCAACAGCAGCGTCTCTAGCGGTGCCATCACCCTCGGTGATGCCGAATCCCTCGGCACCACCCCCACCGCCCTCCTCACCCTCCGCAACACCAGCGCCGCCGCCGCAGGCGCGCAGCAGGTCAGCCCCTCCATCGTCCTCGAAGGCCAAGGGTGGAAAACCACCGCAACAGCAGCAAGCCAAACCGTACGCTTTCGTCAAAATGTGCTGCCCGTCCAAGGTACGACTAACCCATCTGGAACTTGGAGGCTGCAAAGTGAAATCAACAATTCTGGCACTTGGGTTGATTCAATTCTGGCCCAACCCGGAGGTGTTTTGTATTTAGGGTCAGGAGCTGGTTCCTTGCAATTAGGAACTTCATTAAATGGCACCGCAATAGGTATTCACAGTGCGGGAGTTTTGTTTTCCGTCAGCTCAGCCTTTAGCACTAAAATCACAACTACTGAATTTCGCCTTCCTGCAAACCAAGCACTTGTTTGGACCGGAACAGACAACAACGCCTATACCGGAACAACTGAAGTTTCGTTGATTCGTGACGCAAATGGAGTCCTCGCCCAGCGCAATTCCAGCAACGCCCAGACCTTCAGAATCTACGAAACAGACAGTGGCGCAAATGACGAATACCTCGAACTCTCCGCCGCCGCAGGCACCAACCTCATCCGCCCCCAGGCCACAGGCACAGGCACGGCATCAGTTGTCCGCTACCACACCACAACCACCGTTTTCTGGACCAGTGGCAGCGGCTCGCCCGAATCTGTCGTTACAGCGCCAGTTGGCTCCATGTACACCAGAACAGATGGCGGTGCAGGAACCACCCTTTACGTCAAAGAACCCGGCACTGGCTCAACAGGCTGGGTCGCCAAATAACCACCGCCATGCCTGAACTCATCCCCGCTCCACCACCGCCAGAAAAGACGCAAGCAGAACGCATTGCCGAAGCCATCATCGCGGAATCGAATCGGCACTTCCCGCAGCGTCTCGACACCTTCAAAAATCTCTGGAGTCTGCTCTGGGAAAACGACACCGCAACGCCCGCCGAAATTCTCGAAGCGTGGGGCACCAATGCCAAACTCATGTTTCAAGCAGCAGGCGCAGAACGCGCATGGGTGACAACCATCGCCACCGCCCTCGGCACCACGGCAGAGGCTTTGCTGGAAGATGCCAAATACTTGACGCCAAAACAACCAGTGACCTTTCACCCCAACGGCACCGTCACCCTCCAATGATCCGCGCCCTCCAGCTCCTCCTCGTCATCGCCGCCGCCACTGTGTGCGCGGGATGCACTGCCCTCGCAGTGGCGCAGCAGCGGCTGGAGATCCGCCGCATCGAGCAGGACTGGGGCGTGCATAAACCTGACCCTTTCAACCCCAACAGCAAACCATGAACGAACAACTACAAAACGCCATCCAAGCTTACGGCCAAGCCCAGTTCAACCTTGGAGTCGCAACGCTTCGACTTGAGCAAGCGCTTGCGCCAAAGCCAGAGCCACAACCCGAACCGAAGGAGGCGCAAGATGAGCAGCGTGATTGATGCCGCACTAGCCTCACCAGTCTCCACTGGCATCGCCGCCGCCGTGTGGCAAGCGCATGAGGAGCAGTTGCAGCGAAGCAAGACAGCGCAACCAGCGACGGTGCGCGGAGTGCTGAAGGTAACAGGTTCACTTGGTGGTATGGTGTTTACTCCATTTGATTCTGAAGATGGGGATAGGATTTATGAGCGCATCGACATGGAAAAACTTTATGCTGGAGTTCAAGTCACACTAACGCTATGAGTATTCAGGACGAAGATGGTAACGAAATCATTCATCTCAACTCGATTTGGAGTGCGAGCTTCAAGTTGTTGATGCTGATGGTTCCTTTTTTCGCTCTGACTCTCTTCTCTTGGGGAACGTGGGTGACGATCACCATTTTTGACCACCGCGCTCAACTGAGCATCATCGCAGACAGACACAACAGAGCCGACACTCGTTATGAGCTTCCCAACACCACCGCATCTCGAAAGACTGAACCGCAGAAAACCAAACCCAATTAAGCCGATGAATGCAATTCTCAATAAGCTTCAAGAACCCTCCACAGTGCGCGGCATTCTTGCATTGCTGACGGCATTTGGCCTGACAATACAGGAGCAGTATCACGAACAGTTGATTGCGTTGTTCTTGGCTTTGATTGGCATTATTAACGTCTGGCGCAAAGAGCCAAAAATCCCAAAAGCGCAAGTTGTGGAAGATGAAGGAGGCGGGCAATGAGCGAGTGGCTTATCAGGCGAGTGCTTGCAATTCTGGCGGGCATCACGTTGGCGCAATGGGAGGCTGCGTTGGATTTGGTGCAGCAAGC